AGGATTACGAGCGCCTGTGTGCCATGTCTCGGGACCAGCGTGTCGCAGTCTGCAAAGAAAACGATGCGCTTTTCTCGTTGTACTACTTCGCACACTCGAAGACGTACAGTTTCGCTGACTTCCACATGGAGATATTTTGGTCCTTCCAACAGCTCATGAAACTGACCATCGACGAGCTGATACTGCTAGGATTCCGAGAATGCGCAAAGACAGCGCTCACAAAAGAATTCGTGATCAAGTGCATTGTCTACGGCCTTGAGGACTACATCGTGTGGGACTCATTCGATGGAGGTAACTCAGGACGAGCTGTGTTCGACATCATCGTGGAACTACAAACCAATAAGCGACTCAAACAAGACTTTGGGGAACACTACACAGCCAAGCGGTCCATGGAGGAAATCACACAAAAAAGTGCTGACAGTTTCATTACCAACCCCGAGAAGAATGCAGAGGGTGCGATAATAAGAAAGGGAATACGTGTCGAGGCTCATACCACACAGGAACCTGCTCGTGGATTCAACCATGGAAACAAGCGACCCGGACTGATTATCCTCGACGACTTCGAAACAAGAAAGACATTGAAGTCAGAGGCATACACGCTGTCAATCTGGGAACACATACAGGAATTGAAAGGAGGTGTGGAGTCAGTCGGCTCCAAAATCATATACCTCGGTAACTACATTACACAGTTCGCAAACATTCAAAAACTCATCGACAAAGCTAACCTGCCAGAGATGGAAAACATCCACCTGATGATCATCCCGGCAATCGTGGACTACAAACCAACATGGCCAGAGAAGTATGTCATGACGAACCTAGAGGCTGCCGGATTCGCTGCGACATATCCGAATAGGCGAAAGCGCGTGTCACTAGAGAAAAAGAAAAAGGACCTATGGACAGCAGACAGTGGAGACCTGAACTGGGAGTGTGAAATGATGCAGAACCCTATCGACAACAGCCTAGCAGTCTTCAAGCGCGAATACTTCAAACACATACACCTCGAAGACGTACTCAAAAAGAAAGTCACGTGCTACGTCATCCTTGACCCGGCGCTATCCGAGAAGGACAAGACAGACGATACAGGTGTGGCAATCATATGGACCGACGAAGAGAACAACTGGTACTCGAAAGTATTCCCACTGCGATTGAACAGCAAAGAGGTCGTAGACTTCCTGTTCGACATCTACCAATACTTGATGATTATTGGAACGCCACCAAAGCGCATCGCATTCGAAAAGGAAAAGTACTACGGTGCAATCTTCCCATTCTTGAAAGAGGAAATGAAACGGCGCAACATCTTCCTGCCAATGTTCGCGATTGAAATACTCGGACGTAACAAAGAGGACCGAATCACAAACGCATTGCAGTACCGATACGAGACAGGTGTCATTCATCACGTCATCGGTGAAATGATGGGCGGAAAGATACCGGCACTCATGAACCTATACGAGGTCCAGGCGCAGAGGTTCCCGATCGGTGGACACGACGACATGCTCGATGCGCATGCATACGGCGCAGACATCGTACGATACGAACCAACAGAAACAGAAGAGGAAAAGCGAGCAAAGAAAAACCCATACAACATGGATGAGTTCATGGAACGTGTGCAAAAGGATTCATTACAGCGAGAAACGGAACGATTGGAACGTGAAGACGCTCGAATTCATGGTTATGCACAGGAAAGAGACGAATTAGGAGACGATTACTTTGACGAAATTGGTGGATAGGATATACTAAAGATATTATTATAAGTTTAATGCGAGCAATCGCAGAGATAAATCGACATGGATAATTTGTACAAATTCGAGGAACTTACCCCTCGTGAGCAAGTGATGGTAGGACAAGCAATGGGATGGGATGGAACAACCTATCATGCACCAGATGGTGTTAAAGTCACACCAAACGGTGAAGGACAAGTAGCAATGTACAGCGTAGAATACCCAGAAGGTATCGAACGAAGTGCTGCACCAGTGAATGGTGTAACAGAACCAGCACCAGAACTCCCAGCTGACGCTGCAACTGACAACTTGCCAGTACCAGAGCCAACAACAGTAACTGCTCCAACAGTAACGGCTCCACAAGATATTCCATCAACTGATAACGGCGTAGGTACATCTACTCCAACAGATGATGGACAAGCCCCAACCAATGACGAAATCGGACAAGGCACAGATAGCGGTGTACTCACACCAGCTACCGAAGGAGATGCTACACAATTAGCGTAATCCACACAAAGAGCACCCTAAGGGGTGCTTTTTTGTTTACAAAACTTTGTCATGGGTGTAGAATTAAATCAGAATATTATTAACACCTAAAAAAAATATGAAGACACACTACAAACTTAAAGAAAAATTAGTGAAACAGGCGATGGCGGAGATAGAATTCGACATCGACTACCGAAAAAAGCGGTATGCGGAGTGGAAAAAGAATGAACAGCTCATGAAAGCGTACGCAATCGCTGACGATGAGACGAAATCAAAGGTCCCTCTCTTCCAAGCTATCTCGTTTGAGGAAACACTGCTCTCCAAGATTGACAACAGCCTCATCTTCAAATTCACAAAAGGTGGACTGGAAGACAAACGAAAGACAGAGAAGTTCAATGCACTGCGCGAACGTGATGCAAAAGTGGGACGATGGGACAAAAAGGATCGTATGGGAAAGCGCCATGCTATCCGATACGGCCGAGCAATCTTCCTCTATGCATCAGCTGGAACTGATACATACGACCCGGAACTAAGTAACATCAGACCTCGAAACTTCCACATCGACCCAGACTGTGGAAACGATAAAGAAAAAGCATTGCACCTTGGATGGTGGGGTGTGAAGAAAACAAAGTGGGAACTTATCGCAGGAATTAAAAGTGGCAGATATGACAAAAAGGCGACAGAGGCACTCATGGCAACAGGATCCAACTACTCGGACCAGAGTCAAGAAGACAATGACGAGAGAATTGCAAGCGCGAACCCAGAGGACCTCGCAAAGAGCAAGAAGATGGCAAATGCCAACGTGTGGCTCTTCTACCAGCACTTTACAACTGATTACGAAACAGGTGACCGATACATTCTCCTCCTCACTAAAGCTGGCGACTGTATCCGCTGTGAACCATGGAAAGAAAGTGATGTCACAGAGATGTACCCAATCTGGTCATACGCGACATCACCTGACGACTCAGAATGGTGGTCAATCTCACCAATCGAACGAGTACGAAGAATGTTCAAGGCGATGGAGAAATCTATCAACCAAATGCTCGACAACGCTGACCGAGTGAACAAACCGAAACTCGCAGTGAATGTAGACTTCATCAAGAACCTTGCACAAGCGAAATACGGCACAGGTGGATTCCTTGAAATCAATGGAAACGTCGACGTGGACCGAGCAGTCAAAGCGATACTCACTCCATCAATCGATACACCACTCAAAGTGTTCGACAAACTGCAAATGATTGTGGACCGAGAGTCAGGTGTGACAGCACAAGCGGCCGGAGTGTCAGATGAAGACGGAGTACTCGGAATCTATGACGGAAACCAAGAGAACCTGGGCGACCGTCTCGGACTTCTCAACAAAGAATACTCGGAAGGATACTACGACTTCGCTGTACTTTACAAAAACTATGTGAAACAAAACCTCACATCGAAAGTAGCAATCGAGATACTCGGACCAAATGGAATCGGTATCGAAGAGATTACCTGGGCCGACATCAAGCCATCGAAACACGACTACGACATCCTCATTGAATCAAGTGCAGCAGAGCAACAGGTAAACAAAGCACAGACTGACAACAAACTCGAAGTGCTCACTGGTGCAAAAGACGACCCACTTTACAACCAAACAGTGGTGCGCGAGAAGACACTTGAACTCACAGGATTCAACGACGACGACAAGCGTGCACTCCTCGACACCAAAGACGGATCCGAAGGAATGCTCGTCCGGGCATATGAAGACTTCGAAAAATTGGTACTCGGAAAAGAAGTTATGGTGCCACGAAATGCGAACCTACACTATGCAATGTCACTCAATGACTTGTGGCAAGATAGAGACGATATGATTCAGAGAATGTATAAAGCAACGCCTCAAAAGGCAGCTGACACACATACGAGAATTCAAGAGTTCCTCGACCTTGTAGAACAACAAGTCATGAAGAACGAGGCAGAGAATACCATACTTGAACAAGCAAATATGGAGGCCGATATGGCAAAGAATGGTGCAGGTGTCGGAGGCAAGCCAATTGACCCGACAAAAATGGTTGACCCAGAGGCTATCGGAAACCCAACGGACCAACCTTTAATAGACCCTAGTTTAGTACAATAAGCATATGAAAAATTCGACAAAGTATACAGTTAAAAAAACAAAGGAGGGTGACTACGATGTCACACTCCACAATCAAACAGTCACCTTCTCACTCAAAGAAGTGGTGATGAGTTTTCTAGAGGCACAGCGTGTACTCAAGGAAACTGACTCACAACGTAAACTCGACAGAGCAGTGTTGCAAAACATTAAAGACCATCACGCAGACATGGTGAAAATGTTTGACAAACTTCCAAAGGTGAAGAAAGCGGCATTTGTAAACTACATCACCATCAGTGAATCAATCATCAAGTCAGACCTCAAGTATCGTGCAGCACTCAAGCGACACAACAAACTCAAAAAGGACCTGGCAGACATCCACGCTGTCATTCCTGAAGAGCAAAAGCAGTTAACAAAAAGCGAGAGACGTCGTCTCGCAGTTCAGAGAGGCAAATAGTATGGCTAAGTATGAAGACGTTGTAGAGAAGTTCCCTCACTTAAAAGAGGCACTCGATACAGCCCGGAACCTACAAGACAATGCACGATCGGCGTCAGGACGTGCAATCTACATGCAACGCCAAGCCGAAATCAATGCACTCATTCCTAGACTGATTGAGTTGGCAAAGGATTGGGACGAGAAAGAATTGCGCTATGCCCTTGTGAAATTGGAAATCCTCCGAGACGAAGTACTCGCGATGGAAAACAACACAAAGGTGTACGAAATAATGCTTGAACAAGTAGCAGCCGGAGAGTTCAACCAGGACGACGACGAAGGATAAGCTACGAGTACCTCGAGGGGTGCTCTCTCCTTTCATCATGTTACGACATTACCATGATGAAAGTGGGGAATACCTCTTGTGTAAAAAAATAGACACGTGTATACTAAAAGTGTAATGTCACTCCCGGTTTGCGACACCGGTGAATAAATAAAAGCAGTGGGGCTCAATGTGACTATCACTTCAACAAAGCGTCACAACTGAAAGTTATGGAACTACCAGACAGAATCAGTACAGCGATTGCGCAAAAACGCAATTCATCTAACGCTGGGGAAGAACCTAAAACCCCCGAGGCACCAAAACCGGTGGAAACACCAGTAGAGGAAAAGCCAGAGGAAAAAAAGGTTACAACTCCCGAACCAAAAAAAGATGAGGCACCAAAGCCTAAACCTGGACAATCGATTGCTCAGATTGCGGCTGACACCACAATCGGCGACGACGAAGATGACGACGACGATGATGACGACGATACTCCTAAGGGAGACAAGAAGTCACATGGACGTGGGAGCATTTTCTCGGAGTTCAAAACCATGAGGAAAGAACTCAAATCAGTCAGAAGAGACAACGAGAGTATGTCCGAATTGATCGCGGAGATACCAAAACTTGTTTCTAAAATCGAGGAACTGATGGAAGGCAAAAAACCTTCTGACGTCAGAGACGAACTTGATGAGTTTGCAAAAGAGAATGGCCTTGATCCGGCCGGACTCAAACAACTCGCGGGCATCCTCGAAAAAAAATTATCCGGTAAACTAAAACCAAAGGATAAGGACGAAGAACCAGCAAAAAAGACCGAGTCACAAAAAAAGACAGTAGATGCTGAAATGCAATTGCGTAAAGTGGAACTCGCCATAGAGAATGAGTACGATGACTACATCGATTCATTCCCACAGGCAAAAGGGAAACTAAACCTCAAAGCAATCAAGCAGTACATCTTGAGTGACAAGGAAAACCTTACTAAATCATTTTCAGACATTGTAGATACTATCTACCCAGGACTCCTGACCAATAAGGCCGGGACCGATGGAGGAAGTAGTAATCAAGTCACTATCGAAGATGACGAAAAGGTAGACTGGAAAGACCCAGCAGTTCAGGAGCGTATGAAGAAGGATGAAAAACTCCGGAATCGATACAAAACTGAATTCAAAGAGAAAGCGAAAGCAATCTTCAAATCTTAATCGACTCCCCACACCTGGTTTAGTTTTAAATAAATGAGTAAAAAACTATGCCTTTAACTATTGCTAAAGAAGAGTTTACAAATTCATACGAAACCATCTTCTTGGATGTGTGTGTCAGTATGGATGTGTGTAACTCAGAATTGCGCGCAGGCCTCGAGTACGGTAACACCGTTGCTCGTCCACGTGCAATCATCGACGGTGTTCGTGTTCGTGACTACACCAAAGGAACGAACTACACCATCGACCCAATCGGTGACGAAAAAGAAAACTTGGACGTCAACCGTTCAAAAGTCGCGGTATGTCGTGTCGACCGAATCGAAAAGATTCAAATGAAAAATTTGACTCCTTCAGAATTCTTCGGTATGCAAATCGCATTGAAAGTAGCGACATATGTCGACGGTGATGCGCTCGCGCTCTCTCGTGGATTCGCTACCTTCGACGCAGGTAGTATCGGTGGAACAGCAGGCTTGCCTATTGACCTCGATGGTACATCACCAACAAACCCAGTCGAAAAGACTCTTGCGAAAGCAGCTGGTACTGTCCGCGCACAGATCAGAGGAAAGCAACTTTCAAGCCTCGTGTTTGTAACCGACTCACTCGGTGTTGCATCAATCGAAATCGTGCTCATGGGTAAGCAGTTTGACCTCGCAGAAGCTGTTTGGAAAAATGGTTTCGCAGGTCCAGTTCGTTCAGCACAACTTTATGTGTCTGAAAACCTTTCGACTGATATCGATATCGGATTCAACGCACAGCCTACAGCTGCGCAGACATTCGTTATTGGTGGATTCACCTATACATTCGTTTCATCAATTGGTTCTACACCAGGAAACGTCTTGATTGGTGCTGCTGCTCTCAACACACGTGCAAACCTCGTTGCTGCCCTTAACCAAGGTGCTGGAGCAGGTACCACATACGTTGCATGGACAGATGTCGCTCCTGACTACTTCGCGTCAGTCTGGGCAGACCTCCGTATCGTCGCAACTGATGTGCCTGCATCAAACAAATTCACTATTGCAACGACTGGCTCTGGCCGTCTTCCTGTTAGTGGAACTGCAACTGCGGCTGTCGTGAACTTTAACCAAATCAACTGTCCTTTCATGATTAAAGGTGCAATTGACATGGTCGTTCAAGACAAAGTGGAAGGGGAATCAATTCCTGATCCATTCCAAATGGCAGACATCGTTCGTTCATTCGTCCTCTATGGAGTAAAACTCTTCAAGGATGGAATCAAGAAAGGTGTTAACGTCAAGATTAAAGCCTAATCTCACCTCAACCCTCCCGGGGTTGGGTGTGGGGAGTGCCGTCGAACACTCTCCACACCCCATCCGGGGATTATCAATAAAATAAAAACACTATGTTAGGATCAGAAATCATCGAAAAATTTGAACTATGGACCGACGACACGACAGAACTGTCGACGGACCAAGAACTGTCACTGGCAAGCGAAAAGGCCAAGGACATCTACACCGAGTGTGTCTGGGAGTTCCTTCGCAAGAACGCCATAGGTTCATTCAGTGGCGGATACATTGACCTTGCTACAGTAGCCCCGGATTTTGTCTTTCCAATGGCAAACTACTCAGAAGACGAGTCATACTCATCACCTACCATCCCGGTAGTTTTTGTCGGTGGTACTGTACCGTACAAAATCATCCCAATGGGCTTGCGTAAGCAACACCAAGGACAAAACGTATGCTGGGTAGACCTCGTACAAAAGAGAATCTCATTCGCAGACTCAACAGCAGCAGGAACATTCGACTTCGACTACCAATACGCACCAGCAGACATCACAGAGGCAACAACATCAGCAGTCCCATCAAGTTACGCTCTCATCATCGTGTACGCAATGCTCATCGATGATGATGTTATTCAAAAGACAGAAAAAGCACGCAGCAATATTGTAGAGAATACACGACAATATCAACGTATTATGTCAAATCTTAAAAGTTATAACGCGAAATTTATTTTGCAACAATAAATATGGCAGACCACATCGTCGACAAATTTTCATCAGCAACGCACAACCTCGACGACAACGAGGTTATTCCTAAAGATGCCGCAAGTGATTCAATCAACTGGACCACACTCAATGGAAAAATATCTTTGGCATACGGACGATTCCTCGTAGGTAATCGGGGACTTTCTGGCCAGATTCAAAACCAAGGAACAGGATACAAGACGAATGGTGGACGTGTGCAGTACCGAAAGAATGGTACAAAGATTCAGTACCTCAACGGAACGACATGGACTGACATCGTCACAGGACTCAACGCAGCGCACGACTACATTTTCCCAAACTATACATCCCTATCCGGCTCATTCACAATCGCAATGGGACGTGGGGGAATTTTCAAAATGCACAACGCATTCCCTGGCTCATACATGGACATGTACGATGCAGCAAAAAACTTCAAAGCAAAAGGAATCGTCGACAAGGGGCGCATGCTCATCTGGGACATTGAAAATGACCCAACAGGTATTCGTGGGTCCTATATCGACGCGCAAAATGGGACGGTGTACAACACAATCACAAATGAGGTAGTAGGAACCGGGAACGGATCACAAACAGTATTCACAGGAACCCTTGCATTTAAAGGCTCAAATCCGAAAGCAAACTGTTTCGGTATCTCACTCAATATGAGTCCATCAGGTATCACAGCACTCGATGACTTCAACGGTGCAATTACAGGTGCAGGTGTCACAGGGACAATCAACTACATCACAGGTGCATTCTCTCTCACGTTTGCAGTAGCGCCAACAAACACACATCAAATCCGAATCACATACCAGTGGGAGAATTCAAACGTGAAAGGAATCACAGACTTCACATATTCAGCAACTCGTGTCGCTGGGGAAGGATTCGTACTCCGACAAGACGAAGGTGGTGATGCTATCCAAAACGTCATCCTCGGACTCGATGGCTCATACTACTCAATCAAGCAATACTGTATCTACCGACTCACACTCGACTCAACAGACACCAAGCCATACAACGAAGTGTATCGTAAGGACCTTGGTATTCCATACTGGCAAGCAGCCACTTCAACTGGGCGCGGTATCTTGTTCATAAACACAGCAAACCCAAACTTCCCACAGCTCACAGTGCTCGAGAAAAACCCACTCGGTGACAACATCATACCAACAGTGCTCGTTCCTCATTATGATTTTAGTCTCTTCACATACGACCAAGCAGTGATGGAAACGTGGGAAAATTACATCGTCATCGCATGCCGACAGACAACATCGGTGTACAACAATCGCATTCTACTCATAGACATCGTAAACAATACCGTAGATGCATACAACTATCGGGCCAAGTGTCTCAAAAAGGATGCAGGAGACCTCTATGCAGGCGATACAGTGACTGAGAATACATTCAAACTTTTTAATGGATTCGATGATGACGGACAGATAATAGAAAACAGCTGGACCAGTAAAGGGGAAAAATATAGTTCAGAGATACTCAAAAAGTACCGAAAAAATAGGTTCAAAGGTTCAATCCAATTAGGACAAGTGGTCGGTGTGTACCTTTAAACAGATGATGGTGGATTCTCAAAGGTAGGTACGATCCGCGGAGATGCAGAAACAATCGACAACGACTCGGGTGGAATGGTCGGTTCGAGTATGGTGGGAGAAAGCATGGTCGGTGGAGGCACAACAGAGGATCCGAACGCTGTAACTGTGTATAACTATTTTTTTGAAATCAAGGTTCGTACTGGTAAATTCCGAAAGCGCAGACTTCGATTCATTGCAGAGAAATACGGATATTTTTCAATCAATTTTATGAGTGACTTGGATGTGATGACATTCGAAGGACGTATAC